GCCGTGCCAGTTGCGCCGAGGCCATCCCATCCCCCGACCACGTGGAGGGTATCATTGACAACTAAGAACATCTCCGATAATGCTCCCGGGCCGAAGTTATCCGGATACAAATCTATGCCCCGGGTTACAACGTTGTTGCCTTGGTCTATATTCCATGAACCAGACGCCACTAATGATTGAGAATCAGCCCTAACGTACTGGCCTCCGGGGTTCAAATCTGTGAGTTGAATCCCAATCGACCCGTCCGTAGCGACCATGTTAGCGGCATATTGGTCAAACAAACTACCGTTTTGAACGATATAGTCTACTTGGTCGATCGCTACACATTGCGACGATGCGACGTCGACATAACTAGATAAATCTATAGAACCCGTTGCCCGGGTACCGTCGGCACTGGCCGGCGCCAATAATACTGTTTCAGTCAGGTAAAATGAGCCCGTTAATGCCTTCGCCATGCCCAATCTATAGAATGACCCCCTATAATCGTTGGTCCGGGCTCCGCATCTGGTAAATATCTTGAAAATATCATAAGGAGGGACCCGCTCGCAGGGCACATTGGCTGAGTGCGCACTGTTTCATAGGTACAGCCAATCATCATCATCAATGAAAGCAATAGGGTATCGAATCGAATTCATAGAGCTGTGTGTGTGTGGCACATTATATACTAGGACTTGCTCGGATAGAACATGGACGAAGAACTGCTCCAACATAGGCTTGAAGACATGGATGATAGACTGAAAGAGTGCAATAAGCAATTGTATCGCATTGCTGATGTCCTTGAGCGTTTGCTCAAGATAAGTGAGATGAGTCTATGACTTTGTTTGCTATGCAAGTAGCTTGTCGCTGTACAAATCAAGTTGACAGTCCCTCTGGTATGATATGTCAAGAAAGGTGGGATGAGGAAGCAATTGAAGGTGGCTTTGAAGCAGGCCGGCGTTATGTTTGGAAGTGCTTGTTATGTGGACATGAGGTTTGCATCAACATGAAAGAGATGGAAGAGTTCAAAGAATTAGAACATGAGGAGATGATTGAATGAGTTCTATTACCATAAGAGTACGAATAAAGCGCACAGACCCCCTCTTTGCGTGGATAACTCAATTGGAAGATGCTGGGGAGAACGTCAGTGAGGCTGTGCGCTCTAGTCTGCGTTGTCAACTGTCGCAAAATGTTTCTTCTACTTACTATCCGATTTACCAAGTACAGATGCAGAACAATCTGAGATGGCAAGCCTGCTTTGAAGTTTTGAGTCAGCATCATATCGATATTATGAGAGAGAAGGTCCACGACCATCTCGGATTTTAGAACCACGAACTGGGAAGATTGGGGCCCGTGAGAAATCTATTATTTTCAGTTATCCAACGCTTTCCGGTATCCCATGCTTCGTCGACCGTTTGAACATACCACGTGGAGAGTTTCTCGACTGGCTCTTGAATCTTATGTTCATATATAGTCTCGGCCGCGAAAGCTACCCGCTCTGGCATTTTTGCGGGGTCGGTGATGAAGTCCCGAAAGTTCTTCCTTCCGTGCTCCGGGTCAATTGCGTGGGAGATTAAATCCCCAGCAACCAATGTAACCGCTACACCCGCTATGACCGGAGCAGCCGGGGCAGCCATTGCTCCAATAGCCAGCCCAACCCTTGCCATCAGCGCCGCCTTGACTATGGGAGGCGTCCATAGACCGTATAGGGTCATACCAAAACTCGCACCAATACCAACGTCATCCCACCCGACGTCCTCATCAGTCCATTCAAAATAAACTGCTGATGCATGGGCCAGCGTAATTGACCATTTCAAACTCAGGGGTAGGTGCCAGCCCCATGGACCTACGGATAAACCCATAGGCATCAACCCGAACTGTTGGTCTGCTCATACGACCTCTTTTGGCGCATGAGATAAGGGAGGTCCTTTTCTTTCGCCATCACGGCGCTACAAACATAGTTACATGGGGGTACGTGTAAATGTTGAAGTTGCGCTGAAGAGTTTAAGGGATAAACTACCCTAGTAATGTATAACTTTTGAGCACTTGTTGCTACCCCAGTTCCGAACCGTGCAATGCTTTGGACTACCAAATCGCCCCATGAAGTATCAGTTGTAAAACACCTAGCCCTCCCATAGATTACTTGGAGCATATCATAGTCAGACAAGGGGAAACCGGGGAGGTCTCCATCGCCGGTAGTATAGACATACGCGTCTATAAGGTCCTGGTTCTCAAGATAATCTGTAGTAATCAAATCCACAATGTAACAGGCCACAGTTCCCCTAGTACCAAACCCTTCTTGAATATCTACTCCTTGGATGAATGAAGTTATTTCATTCATATTATAGCCGGATAAATCATAGTATGACCTATTAACATAAGTTGGGGTTCCATGAGGAGCGGGTGCTCCATCACTCAACACTTCCCAGCCGGATCCGGTAAGAGTAGCAGGAAACCTTTCATCCGGTCCAGGCTCACCGGGATTAGGTCCTATGGTCACGTCAAGATACCCGAGGGTTTTGGCTAATATGCGCGGACCTTCAAGCGTCATTTAGTTCCCTTCTTCTTCCACTTGATGGGTTTAAGTCCGGCTGACTTTCTTCCCTTATTGATGGCCAATTGGGTTTTCCTAGTCATCTTCTTCCCCCCTCGGCGTGCCTTTGTCTTGACTACCTTTCCCGCTCTTCTGGTAACCCTCTTCGCTGTTGGCCTGCATGCCCTTTCAGCGAATTCTCTTGCGACTTCGGGGGTAACCCCTTTCGCAATCATAGCCTTTTCAGCCACAGAACATAGGGCTATTGCTGCCGAGTCGCTAAGGCTCATATGGGAACCTCAGTCTGCAGCTACAGATTGTATAGCTATAGCCATCCATTCCTTGGAGCCAATCTTGATTATCCGCGCTCGGCACCTAAGAGTCAAATAAAGGGTCGCCGTGCCAGTTGCGCCGAGGCCATCCCATCCCCCGACCACGTGGAGGGTATCATTGACAACTAAGAACATCTCCGATAATGCTCCCGGGC